ACTTATATGATTTTTGCGTAGTCAAGGGAGATCCAGCCAGCGCCGGATTTCAGCTTGCCCCATTTGGTAGCACCTTCGCCATCGGATTCTGCAATGATGGTGAACACACCAACACCGGTGAACTGACCAGTTTTGATGTAGTTGGTGCCGGGACCTTTACGGATGTTCAGATTGGCGATGCTGATGCGGACACGGTAAGGTTCAAAAGAAGCAGTCTCGGTTTTGGTTTCCGTCTTGGCAGCAGAAGGAGCGTAGACCACATTCCCGTCATTATCGAAAACGGAATAGCCCGTGTTTTCATCGGCCTTTGCTTTGGCATTGGCCAGAACACGGTAAGCACCCAGCTGGGACTTGCTGTCCTTCCATGTTTTACGCACACGGTAATAACCAGAGGTCAGCTTTTCAGGATAGCTGACAGTGTCGCTTTCCGGCTGCGCAGTCTCGATTCCCATAGCGGCCTTGACTGCCTTGCGGAAGCTGTCCATCGTATAGCCCATTCCCAGCTGATTCCAGAGATGTTCCGGGTCACCATGATTGCTGGCGATGCCACGCTTATAGCCCTCCGCATGGCTGACGATAACGCCATCAGCGGTCGGATCGAGATTATACTCTTTGCAGAGATAAGCGAACAGCTCCACAGCCGCTTCATAGGTGCGCTTTGCTACAGCCTTTGCAGTTGCCGTATCGGAGCAGGTAAAGGTAGCACCGCCAGTATACTTGATGCAGGCAGGTTCACACATTTCGACACCGATATGGGTGTTGTTGGAGCTGCCGCCGCCGTGCCAGCCACGATGATTCCAAGGCAACGTCTGGTAAACGGTACCATCGTTTCCGTCGATAAAGCCGTGGACGCAGGCCCTGTCATAGCTTTCGCTGTTCCAGTTCTTGATGAACACTGCAGCGCTGGGCTGCGGACAGCCAACGGAATGAAGCATCAGGCCCTTGACGGTGATTTTCTTCCCGGCAGTGTAGCACGGATTTTTTGTAAGAATAGATTGTACCAACTTCATGCTATTTGTCCTCGCTTTCTGTGTTCTCAGCTCGGTCGTGGAGCTGTTCCAAGATATCCTTCAGTTTCTCCGGGATAGGCAGGCCAAGGTGCGCTGCGTTTTCCAGAAGGGATACACCCTCATTGGAGAGGTAGAAGAAAATGACTGCCGTTCTCAGTACAGAGCCGGTGCCGATCACCTGAACATCCAGAATATTTGCGATGCCCACCAGCGTGAAAATCAGCACCTTACGGCAGATGCCTTTGAAGCCAACAGCGCTGGACAGGTTTTTGTCCACGATGGCGCACATGACACCGGTGATGTAATCCACCACCGTAAAGGCGATCAATGCGTAGAGTAGTCCGTCACAGCCACCTAAGAAGTAGCCGAGCCATCCGCCGATGGCAGCAAAGACGAACTGAATGGTTGTCCAAAATTCCTTCATAGTGAAATCCTCCATTTCGTTTTTTGATATTGCAAAAGGCCGCTTACCTCTCAGGTAAACAGCCTTCTGTTTCATAAGTTATATTTGTTTCGGGAGGGCCTCCCATAGTCGCATATCCTCCTGACCGAGGGACCAGATAGCAATGCCTCGCAGTTTCCAGCGGTAGGCCGCTTCATTGGCCCAATAGACCAGTGAGTCCACATCCTGATAATACAGAATAGAGAAACCATCAGCGTCGCCGAGGAATAGTCTCGATACCCAGACATTGATGTCTTTGGGCGTGATGGTGACGGTATAGTCGTTGCCGCATTCCAACGCAAGCAGGTCGGAATGATAAAACTCGTAATCGAGAGAAATATCCTGACTGCGGGTAGAGCTTTCTTCCACATCACTGGTCAGAGTGAATACCTGAAATTCCTCGTCCCACACAGCATTGCTGCGCTCAATTCGACCATATTCGACAACGGAGCCATCCGGGAAGGTCACGTCAAAGCGCTCGTAAGGCTCGTAGGTCCAAGCGTCGCCCAGACGGAGCAGTTCGCAAACCGCATGCCCATCGGAACGGAAGCCAGCGTAGCCGCCGTTAAAGCCGCTGACCGTGGCCGTGAAGCGCAAAGTATATGAATTGCTGGAATAAACACGGACCTTGTTTCCACGAATGCGCATCTCAACGGTGTACATATTCGGGTCTGTGCGAAGGTCTGCATTGCTGGTCTTTGAAAAGCTGGTGGCGTAGCTGCCAAGAAGTGTGGAGCCGTTATAAAGCTCCACCTGCTGGGTATCGTAATTCAGGCAGCAGAAAAGACTGCCGCAGAATACACCGGCACGGCCACCACCGTCTGCCGGAAATGCCAGCCTTGCACGGATATGAATATCATCAAAGCCACTGTAGAGCCATGCCAGCTCGCCTTCGCCCTCCAGCTGAGAATATGGTCTGCTGGTGTCGTCATAAGGCAGTGACTCCTGCCACACATCCCATTCACCAGAGAGCGTAGTCCAGTAGCTGGATGGCAGGATAGTGTCGTCACGGAAGTCCTCATACCAGATCAGCGCCGAGTCCGGTTTTCTGCGCAGCATCTCGCAGGTCAGCTTGAAGCCTTTATCTGGCTTGCAGGGATTCCCGTCCACATCAATGAACTGTCTTGGCGAGAGCGTGAACTGTGCAACACCGGCGGTCGGCTCCTCGGAAAAGTTGGTGCAGACACGGAAACCATAAAACTGCACACCGTTGACACCAACATCAACGGTCAGTGTGTGGGTACCGGCAGAAAAGCTGTGACTGGTCACCAGAGGAAACCAGCAGGTCGTTCTCCAGTATGGCCACCAGAGGCGGTTTTCGGAGAAGGTCCTTGATACGCCATCCACAGAAACCGTGACGCTGTTTTTATCCCAGAATGGGAAGCATATGCGCACGGCCACATCATAGGTCCCAGCTTCATCAATGGTAAACTCATAGGAAGCGGAGCCTTCATCGCCCAGCGTAATCATGTAATCGGATACAGAGACGATGCCGGAATAATCATCTACATCGCCGCCGCCACGGTCGATAAGAATATCGCCAAACTCGGTATCCTGCTGCTTGGCGTAAGCGGTCAGATACCTGCGCCTGTTATAAACTTCGCCCATCAGCGGATATTCCTTATAAACAGCGTCTTGACCTTCCATGAAATCGTAGACCTGCGGCAGCGCCCACGGAACTTTGTCGTAGTCATCCCAATAGGCCAGAATCGGGATCATTGGCGGCGGAGGCGCATCATCGGTGAAATTATAGCCACCAGTCATCCATAGCTTTGCGGCATAGTAGGTATTGGAGGTGCCTCGATAGGTCTTGCCGAGGTTTTCCGGTGTGTCGTAGATCTGCCAGTTCCAGCCATAACCGGGCAGGCCCATGAAGATCTTCTGTGGGTCCATGACGGAGGAAGCGTAATCGTAAATACCTTCCAACCAATCACGAGGTGAAACCGGACCGGGAGCAGAGCCTGCCCAAGCCATGCCGTAGCTCATGATGGAAACAGAATCACAGTAGGCATCAAGGTCTGCGTAGACGCACCAGTTCTCGCCACCAACGGAGCCGTTAACGGAAGTCATACCCGGCAGGCAAAGATTGACCAGCTTGGTGGAGTCGTAGGCCTTGACCGTATTGTAAATATCCCGGAACAGCGCATTTGCGGCAGTCCGGTTTTCGTATTCGCCGCCACGCTCAAGGTCAATGTCCACACCGGCACACCACGGATACTTTTCCATAATGCGTACAAGTTCCGTCAGGAAGGTATCCTTGGCTCCGTCCGTGTTATTTCGCAGCGCAGTAAAAATGGATGCCGTACCGTGATTCATGACGGTAAGCATCCACTTGATGTGGGGCCATTTATTGATATAGGTCAGCATGGTAGATATGCTGGTGCCGGTTTCGGAGATGGTGCCGGTAGCGTCCACCTCGAAGGTGAAGATACCCACTGTATCCAGTCTGTCGCCGTAATCACGCAGGGCCTGATACATTCTGGTGTTGCCCATGAAGGACCAGACCATACAGCGCTTGCCTTGCAAATAATCTCTCACAGCACATCACCTCCGTCCTGCATTTCTTGAAACTTGATATATAGCTTGGCAGATTTTCCTTTTTCCAGTGTGATCGGATGCTTGCTGTCACCGGCAGCAGAATACTGATAAAAGCCATCCTTGCCTGTAGCAGCACCGTTTTTCAGGCACTCCCTTGTGGAGCCAAGGAGTGATAAGGTATCCCCGGCACTGGCTGCATCAAGGAAGGTGGCCTTGTGAGAGCCAGCACCCTGTGAAATGATGATGCTGCCAGCAGCCATATCCTGAATTGGCTCCACCTCAATATCAAGGCCAGCGGTCGTGCTGCCAAGATTGAAGATGACCACGGTGCCGCTGGAACGGACGATACCGTTATAAAATCGTGGTGCCACAATCGCATCATCTTCACGGTATTTTTCCAGCAGTGTTTCCGGGTTGATCACAAAGCCGGTAAGTCGGTCGCCTTCCTGTACCATCAGGTCAGTAAACCAAATCCTGCCGGTGCAGTCGCTGACGATGGGTTTTACGGTAATGCTGACCACTCGCATATCTTCCTTTACCGTGATGGTTTCTGCAAATCTTGTAAATTCAGCCATGACAACACCTACCCATCCAGCGTCCATTGGATTTCGCTGACATGACCGACCCAGCCGGTGGCGATGGTGCCGCCCTGCAGAAGCATATCCGTAATGAATACGGTGCCGGTGCAGTCGGTCACGCAGACACGAACAGTAATGGACTTGACTCGCTTGGAGCCTTTCGGTGAGAGGTCATGGGCTGTCTGTGTAAAATAAGCCATAGCGCCTCCTTAATACAAATCAATAAACCTCGTTTCTGTGGTTCCGTCTTCATATTCAAAAACTACCTCAATACCGACCTGACCGGCGGAGCCTTTTTCCAGATTTTCAGAAGCAATCTGTGCAGAAAAGGTGTAGCTGCTGCGGTTTGCCGGATAGACTGTCTGCATCAGGCTTTTGGTCATGCCGGATTCACCCTCGGCCTTAAAGGAAGCCGTGCCGGACACGCCGTTTTCTACATCCACCTCAAAGCCGGAGTTCACCCAATAGGAGAAGCCGCTGTCAGCTCTGGAATTGCGCAGGTGGTTGAACGGAACGAGGTCTTTTACTTCCTGTCTGTCGATAACATCCGTGGATGCCAGCACATCAGCGGCCTTATCCCATTGTGCAGAAGAATCACCAAGTTCACGAAGTGTTGTGGAAAGCTCCAGCACCGTGTTCCAAGGTTCCTGCAGATTGTACTGCCTGCGGACAACACGGGTCTTGACCGACAGGTTCAGGTCTTTATCATCAACAGTAACAATATCGCCCAGCGCCCATGATTCATGCTCATAGCCTGTCAGCACCGACAGGTCCATTGCGGAAAGGACATAGGAGATACGAGGATAGGCGTATTCGGCCAGCTTGTTTTCGGTGTACTCCAGCATCTGATAAGGATTGGTGAAGTTGGAGCAGTCCAGCGTGGAGATGCGGATTTCGCTGGTGTAGGTGGTATCCTGCACATATTCTTTGCCACCGTTGATGGAGGCGAAGGTCATGCCATCTTTGCCGTAGGCGTAAAGCCTTGTGACGAGGCTTCGGGTGTCCACCACACGCTGGATGGATTTCATGTTCTTTCGATAGCAGAACAGTACACCATTGTCGTTGCCGCTGAAGGTCAGAAGATGCACCAGACGATTGGCGCAGTCGAAAATCAGGTCGCCGCCGTGGATAACCTGTGTCTGACGGAGAATCGCCAGTGCATTTTTCTCGCTGCATTCCCATGTACGCTTACTGGTGACATTGACCGTGCCAACGGCCCAATCGGTGCCGGAAAGCGCATGAGCCATCGGTGCTTCCGCAGTATCCGCATTGAAGCTGACGGTTTCTTTTACTTCTGAAAAGGCCAGATCATAAAAAGCCGCTTCAGCATAGACCGTAGTGACCACTCGCCCATCGGCAGTTTTGTCATCGGTGACAGTACGGATACGGTACACATCATTTACGATCTGTACCTGCTTTTCGTTATCCAGATAGCTGCGCTTAGAATCCTGAAACGGGAGTTTGAATTCCAGCGTATCAGCGCCATTGACCTCACTGGTAACGATGATATCAAAAGCATTCTCCAGAACTGCCTCCCATGCGTTATTTTCATCCAGCAGCACCGGCCTTGCAAAGCCGAGTCTGTCATAGGGAGCCTTGGGAATGTCATGGAGCTGGATGTCCAGCACCTTTGGTGTCTTGCTGGTATCCGTAGTGGTCAGCGTTATACGGAAACGGATGTATTTCTGATTGGGCGACTGTAGTTCACCGCTGGTACCGATGGACTGCCATGCGGACCATTCCACCAAATCCTGTGAGGTAGCTGTCTCAACCAGCGACACAGCATTAACACCGGCAGTGTATTCGCTGGTCACAGAAACTCTGCCGCTGCCGGAGAGAGCGCAGGAGGTTGGAATGGTAGTCAGCTGTCCGCTTTCCGGGTAGACACCATCGGAGGCCAGAAGCATAGCAGTGCCCGGTTCCGTAAGCGCATCGATACTTCCTGACATATCGCCGCCGTTGGCACAAAGTGAACCGAGGAAGTAGGATACAAGGTCATCTGCGGTCATATCGGAATCGCAATCCAAGAACCAGTCATCAAAGCCACCAGCGTAGTAGTAGGTGCCAGCATGCATACCCATGACTAGGTCAGCCACGCACTCAGTGTTTAAGATGCCGGTGAAGGTCAGCACATCCGATACAAAGACCTCGCCGCTGTCACGGTCACCAATGACATAGGTGAACTTCTTGTTAGTGGGTTCAATGACACCGGCGATAAAATACCAACCGCCGTTGACCAGAGAAAAGCTCGGTGTCACGGTTTTGTCCAGTATCAGGGAGCCGGAGGAATTGTAAAGCATAATTCTCGGCTTGCCGGAATACAGGGACAGATAGAAGATAGGATTGCCGGGACCATATCGGGTGTTAAAAATCGGACAGAAGGTGTTACCGACAGAATAGGTTGTCGGGTTCATCCAGCCGCCCACAACAATACGTTCGCCGAGGTTTGCAAAAATGCTGCCATCGTTGGTCACCTGCAGGTGGGTTTTCTCCGTGGTCGGATTGTTGATGTTCATACGGAACTGGCGACCCTTTTGGCTGCTCTTGAGGCTGGCCGTAGTGCCGCTCCAGTTCACAATCAGCATTTTTCTGTCGTTGCCGGAGGAATCCAGCAGCATGTTATCGGTATCTGGCGCAGATTCATTGAAACGCCACAGGCCACTCATCCCATCAATATAAGGAAATTCACCTGTGAAATCTGTCTGGGATGTAAGAATACTTTTAACAGCCACTGTATCACCTCCATCTGCTGTTTGCCTCTATATTGAGTTCGGTGAAGGTAGCATTAGAAGTAGAGACCACCACCGTGTTTGTACCGGTTTCCAGTACCGGGAAATTCAGCTCATATAAAAGCGGCAGACCATTGCGGAGCGTATTGCCCACAGCATCAACTACCTTTGCGGTTACCAGAGCGCTATCCACAATCAGGGTTTCACCTTCGGCAAGAGCGCCGCTGATACGAAGCTCCTCGCCGCCAGTGATAATGGAGATGTAGCTGTCTGCATCAGCGGAAACGATGCCCTGAATGGAATAGACCGGCTCTGATACCGTTGTTCCGATGCTGCGCAGAACTTCGTGTTCACCTTCCTCGGAAATAACAAAAGTCTCGTCCTCCAGCGCATAGCCGTGAGGATCTGGACAGATAAATTTTAGAGTGAAAGTACCGGCAGAGCGTAGCAGCCTTTCGCAATCGACAGCTTCCGACAAACGGGCCAGAAAGTAGCGATCAGGCACTTCGTCC